CTGCGAAAGTGCATCTCCCAAGAGTACGAACCCGTTAGGGTTTACTCCGTCACCATTTGATCAGCCTAACAGCTGGTCAATGGGGGGAGAGATCTTTCAAGATCTCCCTCAAGGCCGTAAGGCCCAGAACTCCTAATAAGGAGTCCTCCACCCGAGCTTGATGTCGACGCGCTCGGGGCGTCCAGAACGCTCCAAGTGCTCTTCATTGACGCTCGCAACGTCAACGATCCTATCTATATTACGGTTAGGGACAAGTCCCAATCCGCAATAAGGCTTGGATCCGAGACACTTGAGTAGGGCACCAGGCCCATCTAGATGATCTAGAGGGGATTTGGCCACCTCGTAATAGCCCTTGGTTAGGGGGCTGTGGTGGTTTGGATGTAGGCGCTGGAATTGATAACCCAGCGCAGACTCCCTGCCCAACAGCGGTGAGGTTGGAGCCACATTCGGGAAGTGTTTAATTACACTCCTCAAATAGGTATCCATCCAATCTGCAGATTTCCACAATCCGGACCAGTAAAACTGGTTCCGGAGGGAAACAGCAGATATAACACTGCTAGCATCCTGCCATTGTGTAGGAAGTACTTCTCTGACCTTGACAATACTAACGTCATGGCCATCGTAGTACTCTCTACCGCAAGACTCTCTGAATCTTCCGATCCAGAAACTCTTGCTGATGTTAACTTTGTGCCCGAAAGCACCTAGTTCATCAACAATGGACAGCACATCGTCTCTGGGGACAACCAAATCATCCCCAAAGACACGCACCCGCCCGGAATACAATTCACATTGTTTCCGGGAAAGCAGAGTGTTGAGCTCTCGCTCAATTCCTAGGAAAATAATGGTAAGGAATACCATAGATTCCATAGGAAAGCAAAGAGCTGAACCCATCGACGCGAACTTGGCCAAGCGTATAACGCCATGACCAGGTACGTCAGCCTTCCGGGACCTGCATGCATCGACTGCCCAGAGCAATTCTGGATAGTCTGCAAGCATAGCCCGTACATGCTGATTCGAAACTCTATCGGACGCCTCGCTAAGATCTAGCGTGGCCAGGTCACCGTTGTGTGAACCTGATCGAGCCATGATCCTATTTGGATCTTGGTCTTCGTCGCCGATTACGCGCGAGAGGAAACCATCCTCCTTAAGCGCACGTCTATAGCTATCGAGAACAGCTTGCTGTGCATACTGCATGGCAGCTGGCTCGATTGCTATCAAACGAGGAGTTTTGAGCGTTTTAGGGACAGAAATCACCCTAACCGGGATTTCTGCCTCGGGTTCAAGGATGTTAATCTCATTCTTGAGGTCTCCAGTATAAGAGACATTCGGAATGAGAAACTCCTCGGCTGGAAACAGCCTCTGGAGTCGAGTAGTCCAGGTTCGCTGATTCCATTTAGCATTACTGCTAATGTCATCAGCGACAACGCCTGGGCCATGCTTTCCAACGAGCCTAGCAAAGTGAACATCTCTGTCCATCTTTGCAAAAAGCTCACTAAAAAGCAGGCTAGACACCCTCTTGAAGCCTGACATATAGTCAGGGTCAAGTAGAGAGTCAGCCCTCCTAACATCCTGCTCACACGAGACGAATTCAGACATAGCTCGTCTCTCACGACGCGGGCTAACAACCCGCGTAGACTCACTTTGCGGTGAGTCTTGAGGGAGAGCGATCTTGCTAAACATCAACGTGAGTTGACGAAGAGCGTAGATTGCTTCTATGTCTGGTTCATCAAGCAACACTCCACTAGTCGGGTCAAACACACGCTCAAGGAAACCTCCTAG